TCATGTAGAGCACCACCGGGTTGGAGGTGACCTGCTGCCTGATTTTGTCTTGGGTGTCCATGGAACAATTAGGTGGTCAACGAACCAAATTTGGCACAGTGATCACCGTGCCAGCGGGGATAGGTGTTGACTGCTATCATCTGTTGGCAATGGGGGCAAAGTTTTTTAGGTTTGACCTTGCCTCTGTTGGCTTCGGCCCGACGCACTTTCTCTTCTTCAGTCTGTCGGCGTCCTCGTATTTTGTCTCCGATCTTTTGGCGTGTTGCTTCGGATAGTTTGATTCCATAGCGGTTGTTCTTTTCCCCGCATTTTGACTCCGACATCCTAGCACGCCATTCTTTGGAGAATGGGGCTCGCTTGCGACCTGTCTGTGCAGCCACCTGACGTGCTATCTGTTCTTTTTTAAGTTTTTTACCTGTATTCTTTTCACTAATGGCTTTGCGTGCCTCTGCGGTATGAGTCCTACCCCACATTGGATTATTTTCTCCACTAATTTTTTCACTTTGCAGTTTTGAGTATTCTTGTTTGATACTTTCATATACCCTAGCAGTGATTGCGGTTATATAACGTTTCTGGCCGTGCTTCTCTGCCCGCATCATTCGAAGCGCATTTAGCATCTTGTAATGTGCTTTGCCTGTGGTCATCTTTACTAATAGCCAATGACATATGAAATGTTCTCTAGCGGTAAGTTCTACTACATTATCGATGTCATCTGTGCCACCAAGACTACGTGGCTGTATATGATGCGTTTCTGTGTAGTCATCTGTGATTCTAAAACGAGCACGGTCTGTTATTTGTTTGTACCAACGGGTATATTTGTCCATAAAGTTATTTATGTAAGTTAGCACGATATATTATTTTAATCAACAAAAAAGGGCCTTGCGGCCCTTTTCTGAACTTTCCCATCCCTGGGTAGTTGTAAGACTGGATCATGAGAACGACAAATTACTTACGGCTATCTCCCCTACGTAATCTCCAGCGTTACCGAAGCTCGAGGCAACGTTTGTCAATTCTATGTAACCGTACCTCGTCATAAAGCTGACCACCGGTTCGAATGTGCTCGGATCTAGCACAACACCGCTTGACATCAGTGGGATGTATGGGCAGTAGAATGCGGCTGCATCGGTCTCACTTGAACCTTTGTAGCCAACCAACACCGGTGTGGTGTCTGCGGCATAGCTGTCGCAGAACACGCGCATGGCGCCATTCAGTGTGCCAACAAACTTGGTGTTTGTGGGCGCTTCAAATGTGCCTTCGGTGGTGCGAGCAAATGCCGACGTTGTTGCTGACTGCAACACAGTCAATGAAGCCGGACTCACAACAGCAAAGTTACCAGCACCCCGGCGTGTACGCTGGGCGATCAGGTTGGCAACACGATTGATTAGAACTGCCAGTGCGGCATGTTCGTCACCAACAAATGTGGCTGTGCCTGAAACGGTAGCTTGGTTGTATGTGAACTCTGTGGCGGCCAAGGTGCGCAGTGACAGGAGGATCTCCTGATCAATTTCAGCTGTGATTTCTTGCGCCAAAGCAGCCATAATTTCTGCTTCGATGTCAATACCATGCACAGCTTGTGCATCTTGTGCAGCTTCGAATGTCCAACGAGCCTGCAGCTTGCGTGTTTTTGCTTCTACAGCTTGCTTCAGGATCTGAACACTGATCTGCTTACCACCTGTGCCCTCCATCGTGGCCGTTTGACCGCCGGTATAAGCCGAGGCTGTGCTGGTGCCTGATGGAACAGTTGAATATGCTTGAGCAATCTTGAACGGGCTCAGTGCTTCTTCACCGGCTGTGACCGATGTGGAGGCTGCCGAGCTGTCTGTCAAGGTCTGGGCATAACGCACACGCAGAGTGTGGATCTGGCCCACAGGACCTGTCATGGGCTGGACGCCAACTAGTTCGTTAGCGATCACAGTGGGCATAACACGTCGAATCACTGGCAGAATCACACGGTTAAGTGTGGCGATATTGCCAGACATTGTGGAACCTGAGGTTGCGTTTTCTTTCAGATACTTGCGGGTGTTTTCAAGAATTACACCCATTGTGTTGCGACGAGACCCCTGCAAACCTTCCATGAGGGCTTCTTTTGTCTCACCCCAACGACTTTCTAATAGTTCTTGTGACATAATGTCTCCTTATTCCTTCCTTATAATGAGAGCCCTGCTAGGCGCTTGAGGTCAATCACATTGTCGTGATCTTGCTCCGGAACCTTGGCAGATTTATCACCAGTCACTGCGACAACATGTTCAGCAATCACTGTTCGAGCTTTTGCTGGTCGGTTGTCAGCCAGTACAGCTGGCAAATATTTTTCGAAAGCGTTCTTGAGTCGAGCTGTTTGAACGTTTTCCAGCAGATTCTGCATTACCCCGGCTCGTTCCTCATTGAGAGGTCCCAGCAATTCATCCATGAGCTTGGATCGCTCATTGGATTCACGGATCATGCGAATCTGGCGTTCTTTAGATTCAACGAGGGTTTTGGCCTTCTCGGTGAACCGGATGGCTTCTTCCAACTTGCGATCTTTGGCAGCAATAACGCTGTTGAGCTTGCGGATTTCGGCGTTTTCATTGAGGTGAGTGGCACCAAATTCTGCCGCATAGGCTTCAAAGATGCGACGACCAAAGTTGTTCTCACGAGCCACTTTGATGTCTTCTTGCAGTTGGTTGAGTTCGTCCTTGAGATGCTTGGCTACAGATTGGCTCAACCTGGTGGCACTTTCTTTTACGAAACGTGCTTTCAGGGCTTCCAGTTGTTTGCGAGCTTCACGCACCAGACGCACTTTGGTATTCACTGCGTCCTGCTTGTCCTCTGCAAACTCACGAATTTCTTGAGCCAGAGCTTTGACCACGAAACTTTCAAGTTTATTGATTGATTCGGTGTGAACTCTGCGATCTTTGCGCAGTTCGCCAATTTCTTCGGCAAGTTTTGTGACCATGAAGTCGTTAAACTTCACAGCAGATTCTTTTATCTTGACGTTGAACCGGACGCGATCTTCGGCCAATGACTGCTTTTCAGCGGTCACGGCCTTGATCTCTGCGGTAAGACCTTCGGTAACCATGCGATCTAGGGCTTCCACCATCACTTTTTTGTCATGCTCATAGCGTTGTGCAAACTCTTCTCTCAGTTCTGCACGTACCACCTCACGAGTTTCGTTCAGCTTGGCTTCCCATTGTTCTGAGATCGCTGTGCGAGTTTCCTCGTTGATTAGGTCGCTATCTAGTAACGGTTTGATGGCATCTAGCATGCTTTTCTCCTAAATCTTGAGATCCTTGATCAAACGAATCACTTCGGTTTTCAAGTATCTCTGTACTTTGTCGTCGTTGCCAGCATCCTTGGCCATTTCCAAGATATGATGTCCATATTTCATGTTCATCAGGCTTTCATACACTGCCGTTGGATAGGCACCGGGTGCGCTGGGTTGAGCGACAACATCGACAGTGACAATTTCAAAGTCACTGACATGTCCATTGGCCTCGTTAACGTTTCCGCTACCGCGGCTTGAAACTCCTAGTTTCACACCTGCGCCAAGCATGGTCGAAACCAGTTGGCCCATGGGTGTGGGTAATATTTTCAACTTTCCAAATCCATTGGGTCCATCCATCCACATCGACATTATGATGTGGCTGACTCGATCGAGATTGATTTTGAGATCGTCCGGATGGTCAACTTCGCCCATGACCGAAAAACCATCATTGATTTGTGCATTAAGGGCACGCACGGCTTTTTCAATCTCGTTCACTGGATAGATTCGTTCATTGGCGTTTTTGACGCCACCTTGAATACAGATACCTTTCATGTAGAGATCCTTACCATCATCCAGGCCTTCAATTACAATTCCGGCCTGGTTGAAGGTAAGTTGTTCTTTAAGGTACTTGTGAGCCATGACCTTGAACTGAACCTATTAGATAGGACTCTTTGTGTTTACACCAGTGGCCTGGTTGAGTTTTGGCTTGGGAGCAGGCTTCTGCGTCACTGTTTTCTGACCTGGTGTGTTTTGCGCATCACCCATCAAAGGTTTGGCAGTGGGAGCAGGACGACCTTTTTCATCGCCACCATTGCTCTTTACAGGCTTGCCGTCCATGCCTTTGGCACCGCTGTTGGCCGGCACAGCCGACTTCTTGTTGATGTTGCTTTCTTCGCTCTTGACTGCCGCAGGTGCGGGCTTCAAATTGATGGCTTCGTCAAGTCCGGCGCCTGCCTCTTTTTCGTCCTCGGGGGCTGGTTCGTCATCGCCCATGGCGTCTGCTTCAACGTCATCGTCAGCAACTTCGTCGTCCATATCTGCATCGCTTGGGACTTCGTCGCCCATGTCTTCGTCGCCCATAAGAGCTTCAAATTCAGCCATAAGCTCGTCTAGCTTGTCTTCGAGGTCCACTACGCGGTCCTCAAGATCAGCTTCGTCTTTCACATCGTCGTTGCCCATGTCTGCGTCGCTTGGAACTTCGTCGTCCATGTCTGCATCGCCCATGTCTGTGTCGATCATGTCTTCGTCTTCTGGGTTTAAACCTTCTTCCTCTGTTTCGATGTCGTCGATGAGGCCGTCGGCCTTATCGCCACCCATTTCGCCTACAGGCTTGACATTTTCATCAAGGTCTTCGTCGCTGCCTTCGTCTCTGGCTTCGTTGACTTTTTCTTCTTTTGTCATCAATTCTTCATAGATAGTGCGACTTTTTTCCACAACAATTTCATGGAAAAGGTCGCGAGCTTTTTTCTCTTCGTCATTAATGACATATTCAATTAGCTGTTCAAATTTGTTCATGGGGTTCTCCAAAGTAATGGCTCTGTGCGTTATTTACTGCACAGGCGCAAATTCATGCGGTTTGTGGGGTAAAAGTGGTAGAAAATGACTTAACCTGCGAGCAATTTGGGGCTAAGCCGGGGCAGCTGGGGGCATGTATTGCTTTTTGATGTTTTTGAGTTTTTCTTTGTACTCAAAAGTACGCACCTCATTCATCCTGCGCAGTTTGTTGATTTGGCGCAGCGTGAGTTTGGTCTTGCGTAGTTCTCCTAACCGAAGCTGAGAATTATCATCCTCAACATCATGATAGCCTGCAGGATCTTGGCGGAAAAACTCAAATAGCAACATGTGATTATTTATTAAATTGTGGGTGCCGGAGCGGCAACACCACCCGGGGGTGATGCACCACCAGGTGCAGGTGCACCTGGGACCACAGCGCCCGGGGGCGCAGCACCACCTGCAGCAGGCGCGCCTTCGGGTCCCAACATCTCGTTACCAACTCCAATATCAGTTTCAATGTCCGCAGGACTGATGCCCACACTGCGCAAGTCTTGACCACCCTGTGCTTCTAAATCAGGCTGATCACGTTCTTCTTTCCAAAGCTGTTCATTGTCGTTGATTTCTTCTTCGCTGAGTCCGAGATAGCGTTTCATGAGAAAACGCTTGCTTAGATAAGGCAACTGTTCTAGACCTGTAAAAGCTGTCATTCTAGAAGTGTCCAGTGCAGATTGGCGGTAACTGGCAAAGTTTTGCGGTGGTGCAAATTTGATGTTAAACAGGCCGGCATCGATGTTGAATCCTCTCCAGCGCAGGAACATCTTGAATTCATCATCTAGTTTTTGACAAATTTGATTCTGCAAACGTTCGCAATACTGATTGAAACGATATTCCTGTATCAGCGCAGTTCCCACGGTGCCGTCATTCATGGCACGATCAGAATCATCTGGTCCCGTGGGCAGATAGGAACTCGGCACGCGCAGACCACGGCACATTTTGTTGTTAAAGTACTTGAGATCATCAATTTCATTCAAGTTTTGGCCACCTTGCAAGGTGTCCACGGAAGATCCACGACCTTCTGCAGTCTGTGGAAAAAAGTAATCTTCATTGATACTGAGTGGATTATAGGTGGCATCCATGATGTTTTCACGTCCACCCGTGGTTGA